GGGTGAAAGTTGTGCCTCGACCACCGGGTCCATAGAAATATCGTTTCCTTCCTCGTCCGACTGAGGCGGCAGCGTCATTCCAAGCGCCTGCTCAATCATCACGCGGTATTCAAATGCCATGTGCTCATTGATGTGAGCTTGTGCAGCAGCTGCTTTTTGCTGCGCCATTGGGTCATTTTGCATAATTTGACGCAGCATTGGGTCTTGCATAGCGGCAACATGGATAGCAATGTGAGCTCTGTGGTCTTGGTAAGAAAACGCTTTTACAGGCTTGCCCATGATTACATTTTGATTCTCTGTAATTGGGTCCATTGGGCGTTGATCTTCAGCCATAGGCACAAGCTTTTGTGCGTTTTTTAATCCAAGCACATCTAACATTTGCCTATGAAGCAGTGGCAAGTTATAAATTTGTGGTGCTTGTGCGGCCAACTGTAACGCGGCTTGGTATTGAACAATCTTTTGCGCCATTGTGCTGGCGTTAGGATCGCTAACCGGGATGACGTCTACATTGTCGTAGTCAGATTTTTTAGCGGTTGGCTTACCATCTTCTGGTATGTAATCGTAATTATCAGGTGTGTAATCCCTAATGATGTCTTTAAGTAAGCCAAGTTCTTCTTTAAGCGCAAAGTGTATGCGCGCTTGGACCGCAGACATAACTTTCAATGTCCGCTCTAGAATAGCCAGCGTAGTTCCAACTGGAGCTTGGCTGGACATATCTGTTACTTGAAGATCAGCCGTATTAGCAAACCTGCGGCCGTCTTCAATAATTTGATTTAACAATTGATAAAGCGTCTGGCTAGGCTCTTTATAAGGAAGAGGCAGCAGATTGTCTTTAATAGTCCCAGACGGAACATCAACATCCCTAAATTCTCCAGGAGCAATAGGAGTGTCGTCGCCTTTTACTCGTAGGCCGCGTGTTTTAAATCCACCAGGCAGGTTAGCCAACGAACCGGCATCTACCAATTGACGCAAAAGGGAAGTTCCGCTCTTGGCAAACGCCCCAATCATGTGAATTAAGCCGAATGCATAGAAACCAAACCCAGGAATGTACGGGTAATGTACAAAATGCATCCGTTTACGGTAGGTTTCGTCGTCTTGCCGCCAGTTTCTGCGTACAGCTAGGACTTTGTTAGAACCTTTTTCAATGGTAACGATGTAAGGCAGCGCAATTCCAGTAGGCTCCCCGTCATCGTCTTTGTGTTCGTAACCTTCTAGATCTAAATCTACGTTTATTTCTAGAATTTTGAAGCGGTCATCCGTAGTAGCCCTAAATCCTAGCTTTTCAGCTATCTTTTTCTCTACTTCATCAAATACATTGGATGGCTCTCCCATGTCAATGTCTCGCCAAAAGCCGGCAACCTGCAACTGCCGCACTTCATTCTTTGTTTTTCTCATCACATGAGTGATGCGCTCGGCTTTTTCTAAGTTAGGTGCGCCATAAGGGACAATCAAATCCTCCGCTGGCACAAAAATAGCCGCTTCACGCTCAAAGTGCGGGTCATAGTAGATTTTCTTAAACGCATTTCCAGCCAACCCCAAGCCCCAAAGCATTCTTTCGTGCTCAGAGCGGTACTCTTTATTCTTGTCTGTTAGCCGATAGTTCATGTCGGCCGCTACACGAATGGCAGACTCTTTCTTTTCCTGCGTTTCTTTGCCAATAATCTCTGTTTTTACTGGGCCGCCGGCTGGGAAAGTAGACATCATTGCATCGGCCTGGAATTTAACCAAAGCTTCAGCCATGATTGGGTGATAAACACCGCACGCTCCCTCCCAAGGTTCCGTTCTTTCTTCTATTTTTAGACCCAAAAGCTCGAGCCCGTCTACATAAGTTTGCAACCAGTCTTTACGAGAAGAGATGTCTTCTTCAACACTTCCAACCAATTCGTTAGCTATGCTATTTAAATAGCCATCATCCAAATATTCAGCCAGATTTGCATCAAAGTCATCGGCAATTTCTCTTTCTGGCGTTAGTGAAATTTCCATCCCACCAAATCCAATGTTCATTTCTTCTGGATTGACAACTTCAATCTCAATTGCCGGCTCATCTTGTAGAGCATCAAGTCCAATGGGGGCTTGATATAAACTTTTTTCAATTGCCATGATATTTCCTTAAATAAGTTTGTTGCTGCCTTTTATGGCTTTATCAATCAATCCGCCGTTGGCAAGCTTTAATGGGTTTAGTGTATGTTGAAGCGTATCAAATCTTCCGGGAGTCTGACCTATTGGTGTTTTTAAATTGGCGGGTTGACCGGATGCGCCAGCGGGTGCCACATGAGAAATTGGGCTTCCTATGTGAAATGAGCCTTTTTCACCCATAGGACTTTCCCACCAGCCGTATTTTTTATTTCCAATCATTTCTATTGGATGAAGACCTTCTTGAGGTGTTGTTGTAACTGGAATTCTTGAAACTATATCACCGGGCTTATATTTTCTTGACGGGTGTGCATCTGTAATTTGAACCATCATTGCTTTTAACTTACCATCCTCTCCAACATCTGGGAGTAATTTTGTGCCGATGTGTTCATCACGCATCCAATCTTGGAAAACCTGCGCTGCTTTGGTGTCTGCAAATACAGTCTTACCAGAACGGCTTTGTAACTTATACCCAGTGCCTTGTCTATCTGACGGCTCCCTAAGTCCAACAGATGTAGCATCCTGAAATGACCCGTAATAAGATGGTGGGCGCTGGTAAGTTTCTCCAAATCGCGGCTTACTCTCAGTTGTAAACAGCGAACGCAGACTTTTTACATCATCTTCCGATAACTGAGATAAAAGTTTTTCATAGTCCATAATGCGCTACCTAACTGCCTCAATAGTAAGCTGCTTTACGCCTAACTGAACGTGGGCTATCTTCCTCATCTGAGTCAAGCCGCAAGAATCCGCCTTGTCTAAAACGAATCAACGCCTGCGTGGAAGAGTCCACCAGGTCATCGTGCGATGCATTAGGAAACGCCGCCATCTGTTCAATTACTTCATGCGCCCATCTCATATCTGGAGCCCATACTTTACCTGACTTAAAGAGATCAGTCACGCTGTTTACACGAACAAACTTATCATTACCCCTAACCGGAGTGTACTCCGATACGGCTATTCCCATTCTTCTGAGCTCAAAGACCAGCGGGGCCCCAGCCGCCTTAGCCTCGATTACGCACGAGTCCGGCTCCCATTCCCTGTAAAGCTCCAGCGCCTTTTCCTTTAACTCCGGGAACTCCATCCGCTCCTGAAAAGCATCCAGCAAAATAATATTAGGTTGGTTTCTATCTTCATTCAAATAAAAAACACCCCATGTCGTACAGGCAGAAAAGTCACTTCTCTCAGACTTTGTAAACGCCGTGTCCCAAGACTGAATAATAAACTCACAGTTCGGAGCCCTTTCCGCCTCCCACAACTTCCACCACTCTCTCTTTACTAACGCACCCTCTTCGCCAGTCGGCTTTTGCTGATACTGGGCGTTCCACTTAGAAATCGGCAACTCTTCCTTGAGAGCAGACAACTCCTCTATAGACCAAAACTCAGGCCATAGAGCTTTCCCGGACGGCAAAATCGCCGGCAACTCTATAACATCCCAGTCCTCCCCCTTCTCCCTCTTCATGGCATCAGCCAACACCCTGCCCGTCAAATCCTCCTCACCCCACCTGGTCATCACTATCACAATAGACCCACCAGGCTGCAAACGCTGGCGCGGCCCGGAGGTGTACCACTCATAAACTTTCTGGTAAACCTCAGGATTCCCAGCCGCCAAAGCAGCCTCCTGCTCTGAGTGCGGATCGTCAATAATTAACAAATCCGCACCCTTACCAGTTACCGTCACCCCCACCCCAATAGCAAAATACTCCCCCCCTTTATTCGTCGCCCACCTACCGGCCGCCTTCGAGTCCTGCCTCAAATTTACATCCGGGAACACCTTCGTGTAAGTCTCAGAACCTACCAAGTTCCTGACCTTTCGCCCAAACCCAACAGCCAGTTCAGCCGTGTTCGAGCACTGAATCACCTTCTTCTGAGGATACAACCCCAAAAACCAAGACGGCAACAAAAAGGACGCAAACTCACTTTTTGTATGTCTAGGGGGCATGTTAATAATCACCCTCTTCAATCTCCCCGCCGCTATGTCCTCAAATTTCTTGGCCATCAAAGCATGATGCCGGCCATGTATAAACCCCGGCCACATCATCTTCACATACTCCATGAACCCCTTCTGAGCCTTCTCCCGGCTCTTCGCATTCTCAAAATCCTGTATCTCCTCCAGCAGCGCCTCATACACCGACGGCTCCAACCCACCAATCAGTTCTTCTAATTTCATTCCAAATTCCTAAACTTTATGTAAACAGGCCGTATAGACCGCCTCTTCTCCAACTTCTTCAAAACCCCCAACTTCACCAACCTGTCCACAATCTCCTTAGTATTCCCCAACCCACTCTTCCCGCGCACATCCGCAATCTGCCGCAAAGTCGGGCTGAACCCAAACTTCTTCCACCACTCATCCACAATGATAAAAACTTCCTTCTGCGCCGGGCTCATATCCTTCTCCAAACACCCCTCATAACTCATTTTTCCCATAAAACTACCCCCCCCTATTTTTCCCCAGAAATCACAAGGGGGGTGTTTTGCCAGCCAATTCCGCCTCCAAAGCCCCAATTTCGTCTAGGGGGGTGTTAACGTTAACAGTACTTATATCCAAATCGCTATGTTCTTTGGGTTCTATATGACTTTCTAAGCTGTTAACGTTAACAGTTTTGGATACGGGGGGTTCGTGCGGATTACTATGCATGGTGATGGGGGGACTCCAAACGGCGTTTCGGGGGGTGGGGCGTGCGGGGTCGTCCGCCTGGGCGCGCGCATCCGGGGCTGGGTCGTCCGCCAGTGCGATAGCGTCGGGCTGGGCGCTGGGCTCGCCTGTGATCTCGAGCATGAGAGCATCGGCATCCGCAATCTGGGCATCGTCCGCCGAGCCGCGCAGCACTTCGCGCAGTTTCGCCAGCACTTGAGCTTTGGCATCCTCACTCGAGCGGATAACGCGAGTCTCCCGCCGTTCGGTGAACGCCGCGACCTCGGTGACTGTGCCCAGGACTTTAGCCGCCGCCACTTTCGTCGCGTGTTTAGCGTCCGGGTCGATGATGACTTGAACCAGGGAATGGAGCACTAGCGCCCTCAATTGTGCCGGGGTTTGATATTTCGCCGCCTCATTTGCCAACTGGAATGCCTGGATCGTCCGGCTTACATCAGGCAGGGATTTAATCCTGTGCGCTTGCGTCGCCTGGGTTTTCCCTGTCCCCTTGGATTTGTATGCTTTCCTGTACGCTCCCGCGCCGGTTTCCCCTAGTGCAACCAAACGGGCGAACTCTTTTTGTTTATGCGTTAACTCGCCTGGAACACTTAGCACTTGATCTAATGGCACTTGTTCTAATGCTTCTCTTGCTTGTTTACGGGTTAAAGGTTTCATTCTGTTTTGCTCCGCGTTAACTTGCCAGCGATTAGCCGCCGACTTGCCCGCATTGTGGCAGAACAAACGCGGAAACGCAACTTGCCGCCCATATAACCATCAAGGCATAAAAATTTGAGTTTACAAAAAAATTCTATCGTTGACAACTTCCATGGAAACC